ACATCAACTTCTTGCTGAGACTTCTAACGACAACCGCTGGAAGTTTAATATCTGCACCCTCTCTCGCCATCTTTATGGCATTGGCCCAGCAGAGTTTGGCGTTGTAATGGCCCGTCCAGAGACCGGCAAAACAACATTTATGATTTCTTTGATTGCTGGCCCTGATGGGTTCTGCGCTCAAGGAGCAAAAGTTTTGTATCTGGGCAATGAAGAAAGGACCACCAGAACAAAGCTGAGAGCCATCCAGGCACATGCCGGCATGACCCGTCAGGAAATTGCAGATGATCCAGACCTGGCAATGTCACTGTATCTGCCAGTACGGGATAACCTTGTAATGAAGGACGTCCAAGAGTGGGATTTGGATCGTATCGCAAGCTATTGCCATGTGATCAAACCAAATATTTTAATCATTGATCAAGCGGACAAGGTTGGGATTTCAGGACAGTTTAATAGCAGCCACGAACGCCTTAGAGAATTATACAGGCGGTTGCGGGAACTGAGCAAACATGGTGATGGCATGGCTGTTATTGGAATTTCACAAGCCTCTATGGATGCGGAAGGAAAGACCAGAGTTGACTTCTCGATGGCTGAAGGTTCCAAAACTGGCAAAGCGGCCGAAGCCGACGTCATCCTTGGTATTGGAAAACATTCAGGGACCAATGACGATGGCACACCTGATTACACCCGTTTCCTAACAATCTCAAAAAACAAACTGTCCGGTTATCACGGCACAATCCCCTGCATCATCGAGCCCGAAATTGGTAGGTATTCTGAATGAGGCGCTTGGTACTGGACTTGGAAACAACAGTCCAGAAGGTGGGTAACAAAACGGATAACTCCCCCTTCAACCCCGAAAACAGATGCGTCAGCGCACATTTTGGATGGTTAGGCTGGGATACCGTCGATGATGTTCAGAACCTGGTATTCCATCACAATGACCAGGATAGGCCCGATAACCCTGCCCCGTTAATTGCAGCATTGCAGGAAGCAGACATGTTGATTGCACACAATGCGAAGTTTGATGTGCTTTGGTTAAGCGAGATGGGAATGCCTATCCCTGCCAAAGTTTACTGCACAATGCTGGGTGAATATTTGCTGTCCAAAGGACAACGCCGCCAGATCAGCCTCAAGGCGACTGCACAACGCAGGAGCTTGGCCGCATGATTATCACGCAGAAGAAATCTGACTTAGTCGATGAGCTATTCAAAAGCGGAGTTGGTTTTGAGGCAATGCCTTTGCACGAGGTTGTTATACCTTACGCCGAGGCAGACGTCCGAAGCTGTGGAAAGATCTTTCTCGACCAGCAAAACGACTACGCCAAAGACGAAAACAAATCCCTCATCCCAATGCGTGACCTATCCAACGAGATGCTGATGTGTCTGGTCGAGATGGAAAGCAATGGGATCAATGTGGATCGGAATGCCTTGGCTGAAGTGAAACAGCAGTTTAGTGACGAAAAGGTTAACCTGCAAAAACGCCTGACTGAAATCGTTGAAGAAGTTATGGGCGATACTCCGATCAACCTGAACTCTGGTGCTGATATGACGATGGTCGTCTACAGCCGCAAAGTCAAAGATCGCAACATCCACCGGCAGGTCTTTAATATTGGAATTGGTGCTAACGGCAAACCCTTACGCACACCTCGGATGAAACTAGGCGAGTTTCAGAAGGCTGTCAGGACAACCACTGAAGTTGTGCATCGAACAATGGCTATTTGCTGTGATGTATGTGATGGCCGTGGTAAGATTCAGAAGTACAAGGTCAATGGTGACCCTTACAAGAATCTAACCAAATGCCCTAGCTGTGCTGGTGCTGGTGCTTACTACCAATCGACGGGCAAAGTTGCTGGTCTCAAGCTTTCACCCAAGGATGCCACCTATGCATCGATCAACGGCTTCAAGTGCGATAAGGAAACCCTGCAGATTTTAATATCTGAGGCTGAACAAAAGGGCTCAGACATTGCCGTGGAGTTCCTGACTAAGATCAGCCGGCTGAATGCTGTCTCCACTTACTTGGATAGTTTTGTTCAAGGCATTGAGACTTGGACAAGATCAACCAATCTACTGCACACTCACTTCAATCAGGCCGTAACAGCTACCGGACGGCTCAGTTCATCCAACCCGAATTTTCAGAACCAGCCCAAACGGGGATTTCCAATCCGCAAGTGCGTGGTTTCACGGTTTGACGGGGGCGTAATTACTGAAGCTGATTTTTCGGGACTTGAGTGGCGATGTGCTGGAGAGCTATCTCGTGACCCGCAGATCATAGATGATGTTGCAAATTCTAAAGATGTTCACAGTCAAACCGCATCGATCATAAATCAGATTGAACAGGCAGATGTGACGAAAGATCAACGGCAAGCGGCGAAAGCATATACATTTGCACCGCTGTATGGCGGCATGGGCGCTGGAACCGCTGAGCATATTCAAGCTTACTTCAAAGCCTTTTTCAATATTTACAGAGGTCTTGGTGCATATCACAAAAAGCTGACAGATGGTGTTCTGAAAACCGGTACTGTTGAGACCCCATCTGGCCGTCAATACCACTGGCCTAATGCCAAACGCTTTGGAAATGGGCGAGTTAGCAACCACACCCAGATCGTCAACTTTCCGGTGCAGGGGTTTGGCAATGATTTGGTTCAACTCTCCTGCATCCGTGCCTTTCGCCGATTTAAAGAAACACAGATGAAATCACTCATAATCCTGACCGTACACGATAGCATTGTGGTCGATACACATCCCGATGAGGTCCGACAGGTCGAGGAAATACTGACATGGGCGATGAAGGATGTTTTGCAAGAAGCTAGTGAACGTTGGAAGCACGAATTTGTTCTTCCATTAGATATTGAAATCGAGTCAGGTCCAAATTGGCTGATGTAATTATTATGATGTTTTTAACATCATAGTACTTGCAACAAGATCGGTATTGAGTTATAGTATAAGTCTAGCTTCTTAGAAGTTGACCAATACAGAAACCTTCATAATAAGGATAAAAAAACATTATGAAATTAAATGGTGATAACGTAACTTTGGACCCTGCGTCCATCGCAGCACTTGCCCAGGAAATGGGTGCGAACGCTGCAAATAATTCCGGTGGCAAAAATGCTTCCCGCTTACCTGAGATGAAAATTAATTCTCAGGTTGATGATGAAAACGGTAACCCTCTTCCCAGAGGACAGTTTTTTATCAAGGGCTTGGAGCAAGTAGCTTATGCGGAAACCGTAACATTCCGTCCGCTTCACAACGGCTTTCAGTATCTTCACTGGGACACTCAACTAAATAAGTTGGCGTCAAAATCGAAGATCATCAATAATTTTGGTGAGGAAGCCAGAGATACAGGTGGTACGGTTCGTTGCGGCAAACCGGTCTCCTCCACTTTGCGTGATATGCCAGAAGACCAGCGTCAGAAATACGCCGACATCACTTGCTTTCGTCAAGTGCGTGGGTTGGTTTCTTACACTGGTAAAACGGTAGATGGCGCAGAAGTAGTTTATAAGGATCAGCCCGTGATCTTGATGTTAAAGGGAACAAATTTTCAGCCCTTTGACGAAGAGTTTTTAAAGGCCATTCCTCGTGACCGGAATATCTGGGATTATCAAGCATCCCTCTCCTCTAAACGCCACAAAAATGGAAGTGTGACTTGGTTCACATTCCATTTTAAACCAGACCTCAAAAATCCATTGGGTTTAACTCAGGACGTCTTGGAAAGCATAACAGCTATCCGTGACTCCCTCCGGTCTGAAAACAAGCGTGTTGATGCAGCCTACGAGGCCGCATTGCGTAACGAAAAGCTGGATCAATCAGCCATCGATGCAATCGAAGGTTCCCTTGATACAGATTTAGAGGACGCTGCTTGATCCTAGAACCCCAAATCCATTTGGCTTTGGACCGTCTATCCAACGATGAGTTCGACGACCTTTCAGTTGATCCGGTTTGGATAGACGAAGCTGGCGAGGCATTTAAAGATGCCCTTCGCCGGCAAGTTACTGACAGAGGGAAAAACGATTTTTACTTGCGAATGAGCAATGTTGGTCGCCCCCTCTGTCAGCTACAGATGGCGGCGCAAGGGGCTAAACCCTCCCGCAAACCTTACAACTTCAAAATGCAGATGATGATTGGGGATGCTGTTGAGGCATTAACAATCACTTTGTTAAAGATTGCCGGCGTCAATATCACCGGCATGAATGATGAGGTTCAATTAAACGTAGCAGGTGCTTTGATAAATGGCACTGATGACATTGAGATAGAGAATAAAGTCTTTGACATAAAGACATGTTCTAAATGGGCTTTTGATAATAAGTGGTCGCAAGGCTACGAACATCTGAAAGCCCATGATGATTTCGGTTACGTTGGGCAGTTAATCGGTTATGCCAAGGCCAAAGGAAAAGAACCTGGTGGCTGGATCGTAATCTGCAAAAGCACAGGCAGGGTAAAAGTTGTCCTGTGTGATGTTACTCCGGAAGAACAGGACAGAGTCAAAAAGAAGATTGCTGCGACTGTTAAAGCCATCAATTCAAAAACTCAGTTCAAGCGCTGCTTTGAACCAGAGGATGATAAATGGCGAGGTAAACCCACCGGAGATAAAAAACTGTGTAAGACTTGTGAGTTCTGCAACTACTTAGGCACTTGTTGGCCTGATGCAGAATACAAAGCCCATCCAAAATCTGAGGCCAATAATCCTCCAAGGAATTGGTATGTTTCTTGACGAAAGAAGAATCATGTTCTACTTTTGTTCTCATTCGGATTTAGATACAAATGCCCATCAAAACTTCGTCTGCAAAGGCGAAAGGTAGGCGGCTCCAACAATGGGTGCGTGACCGCATTCTTGCCGCCTACCCAAAACTCGACATTTCAGACGTCACGCCCACTTCCATGGGCGCTGGTGGCGAGGATGTTTTGCTCTCCAAAGCAGCACGGGATGTCTTCCCGTACTCGGTTGAATGCAAGTCCTTGGCGAAAGTCGTCGTCTACAAACACATCGATCAGGCGGTCAGTAACTGCCCTGACGGGGCTGAACCATTGCTGGTCATGAAAGCAGATCGCCGCAGCCCAATAGTTATAATCGATGCTGAACACTTTTTAAGCGTTATCAGAAGGTTGAAGAAATGAGTGAATTTAAATTTGAGCCCAATCACTTTGGGATCATTATGGAAGCTCTCGGGGATGGCCACATGAATATCTTGGTGGGCCATGAACTCGATGAACTGTCCGAAGATGACCGCAACAACTGCCTAGATATACTCATGGGATTACGCATTATGTTTGAGCGTGGCCCTGAAGTTATTGGGATGCTTGGCGGCATGATGCGGATGATTACAGAGGTCGTGGACAATGATGTGACCTTTGAACCTGACCCCGAACTGATCGATGCGATCGGTGAGCGCCTGACTGACAATGTCCTGCCTTTTAGCAAGAAGAAGTTAAATTAATGGTGCGCCCATTTGATCCCGTTGAACGGATGGCCTCCATTGATCGAGAGGAACAGAACCTTGATCCCAATCCGCAGATGGATGTGGTCAATAAGCCCCCGCATTACAACGCCGCCAATATTGAATGCATTGATGCCATGACAGCAATGGTAGAGGGCGCTGACGTCCCTGCCCACGAAAGCTACTGCTGGCAAAACGCATTTAAGTATCTGTGGCGCTTCCCCTACAAAAACGGCCTCGAAGACCTACGCAAAGCCCGTTGGTACCTCGACCGCCTGATCGCCCACTTAGAAAGGCACCAATGATCCCCGCTTACGATTTAGATGATCAGCATGAAATCCTGACTGATCCGAATACCTATTTAGCTGCCACCCCGCTTTCGATGGTTCGTCAATTTATGACAGCTATGGGGCAAGACTTAGATCAGCCCTATCTCCACGACGGGCGCTTGGTTCTCTTCCGCTTACTCCTGCTGAAAGAAGAGACAACGGAAGTCTCTGAGTCCACAGGAGCCGAAAACCTCCTCAAAGAGCTTGCTGACGTCATTTACGTGGCCAACGGTTATGCTGCCACCTTTGGCTGGGACTTGGATGAGGCTGTGCGCCGTGTCCATGCCTCCAACATGAGCAAGCTTGGCCCTGACGGTAAGCCTGTCCTGCGGGATGATGGCAAAGTCCTCAAAGGCGACCGGTACGAAGAGCCAGATTTGTCTGATCTCGTGGAGCCGGCCTAATGTTTGATTGCCTCCGCTGCGGCACCAAAGTGATCTGGGGCGGTGATCACGAAGTTGAAGCGAATGACGACTATTCGAGGGTCTCCAATCTTTCCTGCCCCGAATGCCACATGTTTTACCTAGCCTACACTCCCGAGGACGCCGATGAGTAGTTATAAGAGTAACCTAAATCCGATGTTCCGAAGCAAGTTTTCCGAGGACATCTTCAATCACAAATACCGCCATGACGGCGCCGAGACTTGGGATGCATTGGCGTCCACTTTGGTCATGGATGTTTGCGGCGAAGTCTTGATGAAAGACGAAGTCCAGCAACTGTACGAATACATCAGGGATATGAAGTTTATTCCTGGCGGTCGATACCTCTATTATGCAGGTCGTCCCAACAAATTCTTTAACAATTGCTATCTGTTACGGGCTGAAGCTGACACTCGTGAAGATTGGGCAGACCTGTCTTGGAAGTCTGAATCCTGCCTCATGACCGGTGGTGGGATTGGTGTGGATTACAGCATCTATAGGGCTGCAGGAACGCCTATTCAGCGCACTGGAGGCCAAGCCTCTGGTCCTATTCCCAAGATGAATATGGTCAACGAGATTGGTCGTCGGGTGATGCAAGGTGGAAGCCGGCGATCTGCTATTTATGCCTCTATGAATTGGCAGCATGGTGACATCCATGATTTCCTAAAAGCCAAGGATTGGAAATCGATGCCGGTCGGCTCAACAGGTAAATCCCTATGGGATATTAAGACAGAAGATTTTAACTTTCCCGCTCCTTTGGATATGACAAATATCTCGGTCAACTACGATACGGATTGGCTGCTGCAATACTACGCTACCGGCGACGTTGGTGATGTCTTTCTTGAGAATATGCATCAGGCAATGAAGTCAGCAGAGCCAGGTTTTTCATTCAACTTCTTTGATAAAGAGAACGAAACCCTCCGCAATGCTTGTACCGAAGTTACGAGTGCAGATGATTCAGATGTCTGCAACCTCGGCTCGATCAACATGGGCCGTATCGTTGACATCAATGAAATGTCTGAGGTTGTTGAACTTGCTACAAAATTCCTGATCTGTGGAACGATGAAAGCAAAACTGCCTTACGAAAAAGTATATGAAACTCGTGCAAAGAACAGACGGCTCGGATTGGGCCTGATGGGAATGCACGAATGGTTAATCCAAAGAGGATCGAAATATGAAGTTACCCCTGAACTCCATAATTGGCTTTCAGTTTATAAAGGTGTCAGTGACAAGCACAGCAAGGAAACTGCTGAACGGCTTTGTCTCAGTGTGCCAGTGGCTAACAGGGCCATCGCACCGACAGGCAGCATTGGTATACTTGCCGGCACTAGCACTGGTGTTGAGCCTATATTTGCTGTTGCGTACAAACGAAGATACCTGCGTGGAAACAGCAGATGGGTCTACCAATATGTCGTTGACTCCGCTGCCCAAGAACTCATCGATCGCTACGAAGCCTCCCCTGATGGAGTTGAAAGCGCCTTAGACTTGGCCGGTGATTATGAGCGCAGGATGGCGTTTCAGGCCGATGTGCAAGATTACGTCGATATGTCGATCTCTTCGACCATCAATCTGCCGGCATGGGGCTCCAAGCTGAACAACGAGGATACTGTCCCGGAGTTTGCCGAGACACTAGCCAAATACGCCCCCAGACTTCGTGGTTTCACTTGTTACCCTGATGGTAGCCGTGGAGGACAACCCCTCACATCTGTTCCCTACTCCGAGGCTGTTAAAAAGCTGGGTGAAGAGTTCGATGAACATGTCGAAACCCACGACATCTGTGACATCTCAGGAACCGGTGGTTCTTGTGGGATTTAGAATCAAAAAGGCTGGGGGGAAAACCCAGCCAAGTTTTGTATGGAGAAAATATCTTCAAACATAAGTACGGCCTACGGGCCGGCTTGTTTAATCGGAGGCACAAAGGGAGAGATCTAAAATGAAAGACTACCATGGAAATTATTTTCCCCGCCGAGTGGCCCTACCAAGTTGGTTGGAACGCATTCCTAACAAACGAGAACTGTCGCTACCGACCTAAATCCTTTTATGCCAGAGAGTGGCAAAGGGGTTGGAATTGCGCATTCCTGAAGAACCAGGAGAGACTTTGTGCTTAAACAGTTTGAACAAGAACAGTGGGAGTTATTTGACGCTCCTGCCAAAGAAGCTGCCACTAAATTCTGGATTCAGTTAGGGTATGAATGCATTGAAAACCCTGACGATTATGGAATCGACCTTTTAGTAAATGGTAAGTGTAAAGAGTTTGGTTGTGAGGTTGAAGTCAAACTCGGCTGGCACGGCCCTACCTTCAATTGGCCCACCCTGCACATCTGCACACGCAAGAGGAAGTTCATGAGCCCTCCCTCCATGTTCGTGGTGATGAATAATAGCCTTACACATGGCGCTGTGATCAGCAGTAAGAACATTATAGCTTCCCCAGTGGTAGAGGTTAAGAATACAACTGTACCAATCGGAGAGCCCTTCTATGACGTTCCTGTGTCGAACATTAAGGTAATAAATTTGTTATCCTCAAAATAATCAGTTGACATAAGAAGAATAATGTTCTACTTTTGTTCTCATTGCTTTTCTTGCAATCCTTATTTCGCAAGACCTCAAACCTATCTATCTCTTAGCGTATTACTGCCCCCTCGGCTTATGACCGAAGGGGCTTTTTTTTTAAATTTCTGGTAATTCTGAAACGCCGTAAAGTTTCTTCATACCATTTAAGTAAACCTTCCAGTTTTCTTCATGCCGTGACAAAAATATTGATAAGAAGCTATTGCGCTGGCTCGACGTTCTTGACTTAGAAGCTGTAAAGGCTTTGGTGCTCTCCATGACTGATATCACGATTCTGCCACTTGATGACCTCACAATTGACGAGGCCTCACGGCCGAAAGCACCAAAGGTTGCAGCAGCAACAGATATGCACCGCCGCCAAGGTCGACAGCTTGCGGCAATCCACCGTCATTATCTGATGGAGATGGCCCAGATCGGTGCGGTGTTGGAGAGGATTGAAGCGAAAGACACTCCGCCCGAGCACCTGAAGAAGATCGTGCTTGCACTTGATATGGCCGAAAACTTTCGGGCGTTTGGATCGCTTTGCGGGCGAGAATGCCAGGTCCTCAAGTTCCACCATGATATCGAAAGTTCAGACATGTTCCCTCGAATTGAGGCAGCAGGAGGTGGTATGTTCCGAGAGATTGTAATCAAGCTACTTTCAGAGCACGAGGTGGTTCATGAATTGATCATTCGCCTTGGTCGAGCAGCAGATACGTTGGCGACGGACCCAAGTGAATCTAACTTCATTTGTGCCTCGCAAATATACCGAAAGCTGGAAGAGGTTGTACGCTCCCATTTTGGCTACGAGGAGGCAGAATTGGAGGAGGCGATTGGGTATTACCTAGAAGGCATTTAAGGGCGAAGGGGCTTTTTTATTTAAACTCCATCTTTAAAGGAACTTCTGGGATGATGGTGAAGCGAGTATCTAACGAGGTCTTCGATGTCATCCAACATCCGGTCTTCGGCAGATTTCTTTTTATCATATTTGGCGGCCAGCCGTGGAATACCATTTTGCTGTTCAATGATCTGATCCAATTTGTTTTCGACCCTTGCAAGGACCTCACGAAGATCATCTACCATGGTTTCCAAATTCATTAGTCCAACCTTTCATATTTGATCCGAGCCATGGTTTTCACTTTATCAACCCATGGAATGTCTTCCGAATAAAGACCATAAGTCATTGAGTCTACTTTATGGCCAATGATCCGTGCAGCAAAGTTTTCCGCTACCCCTGCACTTTCAAAGAGATTTGATAATGTCGAACGAAAACTATGGTAGCCGTAGTTCCTTCCCTTGAAACCTAAGTCGTCCTTTAAATTCCCAAACCTCTTGCCTACGCCGTTACTTCTATTTGCGTACTTGTTATTGGCTGATAATCCCGAAAACAGGTATTCACTTTCAGCGTTCTGACTTGTCTGCTTCAAACGTTCGATGATTTGCTGAATGTCTTTATGGATGGGGATGCGCCTAATTCCATTGGCCGTTTTTGAATCTTCGACTTGAAACCAATCCTCACCAACACAGTCAAGCTTCATGTGTGTTAATTCACCCAACCTGCAACCGGTGTGAGCTCCCACAATGATAAGATCTTTTAGTTCAGGATCACCTCGACCTCTATTGGTAGTTTCGGTTGCGTCTACCAGCATAAAGTATTCTTCAACTGTAAAAGGATGATACGAGCTTTGAACCGCAGATGATTTCGTTTTCTTGGGCTTTGGTAGAATGTTTCGGGTCATACACTCTACCTCAGTGTATTTACCCTCAACATAATCCCAAAAGCTATTGATCCAGCCTAACCTTTTTCGAACGGTGGGACGAGCCGCTGCCTTATATCCATTGCGTCCTTGAAGCTGATCATCAATCCAAATCTTTAGCTTTTTGCGATCGATCAATTCAAAAACAGGAAACCTTTTACAAAATTCCTGTTTAATAAATCTTTCAGCTTCATCCCGACCTTTAGGATTGTAGTCGCATTGACTAAGCCATTCCTCTAAATAAAGCGAAGTTGCCAGACCAGCCCCAATTGCTGCACCTTGTGCAATAAGCTGCTCTTTATTAATTTTAGCCATCTCTTTTTTGGTTTCGGCCTCTTTGAGTGGAACTTGATGGCTAATATGTGTACGAGCTTCCTCACCACCACCTAATGCTTTAAAAGTTTCGCTATAGCTTTTGACAGCTTTATCGAAGTCAAATTGTTCTGGCTTAATCGTTTGCCGAGCCGCTCGTATCATAGCCTTCCAATTGGAAATTACTGACAGCTTTCTTTCTTCGGCAATTTCAAAGGAATCTGTTTTTAATGTTTGAGAAAATTTAGCCTGGTTAAACAGATGCCGCACATCTTTTGGAACACGCATTTCCGCATAAAGCATATTTGTTTTCCGAATAAGATATTTACCCGTCATTCGCCGCCCTTAGTCATTTTACACCCAGTTTTTACACCCAGTTTAGTCCAAGGTCAACTTAATTTATATTTAAATTCAATGTTTTAGTTTATTATAAGGTAATTAGAATTTTACACTATCCCCTCCTTCAGGGGCCGCCATTTATATTGTATTATTGTTTTTCAACAACTTATGTGTAGCAGCTATAACTTTTACACGTAGGTCTTACACGTAGGTTTCCCCCCAAGCCCACAAATAAAAAAAGGCCCCTACCGAAGTAGAGGCCAATCTAAGGTCAAAACCGATTCTGCGACCGACTAGAGGGTCAGATCCGCAGAATGGTTTGTGTAAGCATTTAGCGAAATTTCACCAGTGGTTACGTTTTGCTTTATGCTTATTGATGCATAGTCAAGAAAACCTCGGCCTCTTATATCTCCGAGATAATCTATGAGGGCGTCTATTTTGTCCTCATCTGCATCAAAGTTTATTACGACTTCGTCGTTCTTCAGTATTGCCATGCAATATACCTGTTCTTGGAGGGATCACAGTCATCGATTATGTCTATGCTCCCTCTAGGTCTGGGAGGTTTTTTGGGTCTGCCCGCCGACCCGCTCCTTGCTTGAAACTCTGGTCTTTAACCCCTTTTCGATCTTGCGGAGTGTGCCAGCGGTTAAATTCGCTGTGGTCATGCACTCTCAATTGTTACGCCTGGTCAGCATTCGTTCTTTAAGTTTAAGCTCTCCAGCTTTATTGCTCCCAAAACACCCATAGCACCCGTGCTTCAGACCAGTACCCCTCGATGAATTACGAAGCGATGGTGACCTTCCCCCCTAAATTAGTGCCACGAATTTAGGGGGGAAGGTCAAGCGGAAGTCCTAAATAGCAATTTTTATCTAACCGCTTTAAACAGGTATTTAATGTAATGATTATTCATCAGGCTTTGTAGGAGCGCCTTAACATGCGTTATCTTTACTACAGCCCATTTTTTGACAAGGAATGGAGATCTCATTTCTCCACAGAAAGTGGGTGGCAGTATTTGGCTGCATCAGATACGGCCCTAGTCAATTTAATTAAACCTGATGAAATAATAACAGAAGCGATGGGTCGGTCATTATCTGACAAAATGGGGTATAAGAACTATATGGACCCCAAGAACTCTGGCCGTTTTAATATGCCACTTGGAATTGACTTCGAGATAGTTATGGGAATGGGCGGATGGGGAGTTCATCATGAACAGAGCATGTTACCCATGATTAATGAAGGCGATGAACTTGTATTTTTTCAATGTATCATTGTTTTCATGAGCTTTCTGGAGAAGCACAGGGACTGCTGGAAGCATTTTGGAGAAAGAGAATAATAGTTGAATTTTTTAGTGAAGAATTTTGTATGGATCATTCGGATACAGGTGGAAAAAGTAGGCACGATACCTTTATTCAAGGTCAAACGATAATAAAACTAAGTCAGTACGTAGACCGTTACTCGGAAAGAGAAGTTAAACGTCACCAATTAACTCGTAGAGTTGAAGAACAAAAAAGTATGCCCCCAAAAATACCAAAACATAGCCAATTAGGCGTTCATTTGTCCCAGCGGTGGAAACGATAAATTATCACTGCACTGGAGCGCCTTGAGGCGGTTGTTGAGGGTTGCCGTTATTGCCGCCCCCTGCCCCTGTGAAGCCGTCTGCGCCTGGTTCTGGAGCGTTTCCTGGTGCTATGTTACCATCACCGGTTCCGGTTGGGTCTTGGACGTTTGGAGCGCCTCCCTCGGCCGCTTGTGCAGGTACTGGAGGTGGAGGTGGAGGTGGAGGCATCATTGCTTGAATCTCTGCCATCATCTTGGCTTGGATTGCTGCTTCTCGTGGATCATTAAGGATCTTATCCTCGTCCAAATCCATAGAGGCTGCGATCTCCCTCAAAATGTAGTCGTACTTAACGAATGGCTGCATGGCTGGGTTATTAGCCATCTGCATAAACTGTAGCAAACGTTGGCTGCGGATTTCATTTCGCATAAGGCTTTCAGTGCCTTTGGCCAAGACTTCCAGATCGCCCTTCACGTATTGCTCATCAAAGTTGAATTGCATGTTAAATGCGAACAGGGCTTTGCCTAATGGGGTGAGTAAATAATCATCCACGTTGCGCACAACCGCTTTAATATTAGCAGCCGCCGCACCCATCATCATACTGACGCCAGAAGCTGTACGCTGGCCTGTAACGCCACCTACGCCGTGCGTGTAACTTGGGATACCAGTGCTTTCATCAGCTAACTGACGGGCCTTATCAAACATCTGCAAAAGCTCTTGGGAAACGTTGGCAAATTTGGTTGAAAATATTGCTTGGCCTGGTGCGCCGGCCTGTCTGCGAAACACCTTGCCTGGATAAATGCTTAAATCTTGGCCTGGAACGAGGTTGGTTTCATCGATCTCAATCAGGAGATTTCCACTCAGTGCTGCATTGTCCACAGCCATGCGCATGAAGCCTGACATTAGGAGTTGAGTATCTTCCATATTCTCAGCCACACCGATGCCAAAAAGGCTGTATGGATTGATTTCGTAAGGAACGCAGGAATATGGAATGCGGGTTGGCGTAAATGGGTTTAAAACAAGCCGTAAAATCTGATTATTACAGACCCAGACGTTTACTTGTAATTGTAATCGGCGGAGTAATACTCGTCCACGGTAGCGTCAGCGTTGTGTTGTCGCGGGCGGCATAAAAGTCGTCCACTTTTGTCCTTTCAATTGATGGGAGGGCTTGGGGATTTTCACCGTGGAATTGTATTTGAAGGTGCGTTGTGCCCATTTTCATGATGGTCTAAGCGGGCGGCAGATTGCCCGCGATTTAGGGATCAGCCGAGACAGCGTTCGCAAGATGTTGGCTTATTCTGAGCCACCGGGTTATCGACGGACGGCTGTGATCAAGCGCCCGAAGCTGGACGCCTACATCGATCAGATTGATCAGTGGTTATTAGAAGATCAGGAACGGCCACGCAAACAGCGGCACACTGCTAAACGCATTTTTGAGCGGCTCCGTGATGAATGCGGGTTCGACGGGGGTTACACCATCGTCAAAGATTATGTGCGCAGCAAGAAGCGGGGGTCTCGTGAGATGTTCGTCCCGTTGAGCCATCCGCCCGGACATGCGCAGGCTGACTTTGGCGAAGCTCTGGTCGTGATCGGCGGAGTGGAGCAGAAGGCTTACTTCTTCGCGCTAGATTTGCCGCAAAGTGATGCCTGTTACGTCCGTGCGTATCCTGCCGCGAACACTGAGGCTTGGTTGGATGGGCATGTTCATGCGTTTGCGTTCTTCGGGGCAGTTCCGCAATCGGTACTCTACGACAACGACCGCTGCTTAGTCGCGAAGATCATGTCCAATGGCGCGCGTCAAAGAACACAGCGGTTCAGTGCGATGTTATCGCACTATGTGATCCAGGATCGATATGGTCGCCCCGGCAAGGGGAACGACAAAGGCAAGGTTGAAGGTCTCGTCGGCTATGCCCGTCGCAACTTTATGGTGCCAATGCCGCGCTTCGTGAGTTGGGCGGCGTTCAACGATTATCTCGAAGAGCAGTGTCGTAAACGACAGGCTGACATCTTGCGCGGCCATAAGATCCGCATCGGTGAACGCTTGCAGGCGGACTTGTCAGCCATGCAGGATTTGCCTGCCGCGACGTTTGAGGCCTGCGATCTGCGCAGTGGCCAGGTCACGTCAACGTCAGTTGTTCGGTATCGCGGCAATGATTACTCGGTGCCGGTTGCCTTCGGTCATCGCGATGTCTGGATCAAAGGCTTTGTGGATAGGGTCATTATTGGCTGTGCTGCTGAGGTGATTGCGGAACATGTACGCTCCTACGAGAAGGACGACATCACCTTTGACCCGGTGCACTATCTGCGACTGATTGAACACAAGATCATGGCCTTTGATCAGGCAGCTCCGTTGCAGGATTGGGACCTACCTGAAGCTTTCTCAACGTTGCGGCGGCTCTTAGAAGCGCGGCAGGGCAAGACTGGAAAGCGCGAGTATGTGCAGGTCCTCCGTTTGCTGGAACATTATGAACAGAATGTGCTGCATGCTGTCATCAAAGACGCTCTGCAGATGGGAGCCATCAGCTTTGATGCAATCAAACATCTTGTGCTATGCCGCGTTGAACGCAGACAGCCTCGGTTGGATTTGGATCTCTATCCGTTCCTGCCCCGAACGAATGTCGCCACGACATCAGCCGTGTCCTACATGAGCCTGCTTGGCGGAGATGGCGTATGAGCGATGCACCAGAACTGCTCTTGGCCAACCACCTCAAAGCCCTGCGCCTGCCAACCTTCTTGCGCGAGCATGACAAGCAGGCCCGCATCTGTGCGGCCGAAGGCGTAGATCATGTACATTATCTGGCTCGACTGACAGAGCTGGAACTGATCGACCGGGAACGGCGCATGGTGGAACGACGGATCAAATCTGCAAAGTTCCCGGCCGTCAAAAGCCCGGACAGCTTCGACTTCAAAGTGATCCCGTCACTGAACAAGATGATGGTGCTGGATCTTGCCCGGTGCGATTGGATAGAGCGCCGAGAGAATGTCATCGCACTCGGCCCATCAGGTACCGGCAAGACCCACGTCGCCCTCGGGTTGGGATTGGCCGCTTGCCAAAAGGGCATGCCTGTCGCCT